GCGGGCGGTTTCTGTTGGTATGTGTCTGATGCGGTGTCGTATCGTTATCGGTTTATCGGCGGTCGCTTGCTGTATGCACCTGCATCTGCTGCATAAGGAACTTAAAAAGATTATTATGGGCAATTTGTGCTGATTGTTTTCAAACTGTCAGAATCACAAACCATTGAAAAAGTCAGTAAACACCAGTTGCTAAATTAGGCAGTAATTGGAATAATGGTGCTAATGCAGGCAGTTTCTATTGGAATGTGAATAATGCAGTGTCGAATCGTAATCGGAATATCAGCAGTCACTTACTAAATGCATATTAAAAACAGGAAGCAGGATGTCAGAAATGATGTCCTGCTTCTTACATGTGAACAATATTGCCCTGGCACTTGCCAAAACAGAAAAAGAATGAAAGGTTGTATTGGTAAAGAAAATCTTTATTTTCTTGAAGATTTGACCATTCAAATGTGCATACAAAATGAAGCGGTATGGAAATTTATATTCAAGAATCTATGACATGGACAACCTGAAACTTGCACACAAGAATGCAAAGAAAGGAAAAGGTTGGTACAAGGAAGTCAAGATGATTGATGAAGACCCTGACAAGTATCTGAAGATGCTTCAGGACATGCTAATCAATAAAACCTATCAAACATCAGAATATGAAACCTTCATCAAGAAGGACAGTGGAAAGGAAAGACTGATTTATAAGTTGCCCTATTTCCCTGACAGAATATGTCAGTGGGCAATCTTACAGGTCATTGAACCAATTCTGCTGAAGACCTTCACTGATGACACCTATTCTGCAATCCCTGAAAGGGGAATCCACAAGTGTTTGCACAAGGTGGAAAAGGCAATGCAGACTGATGTTCCTGGTTGTCAGTATTGTTTGAAGATTGATGCAAAGAAATATTATCCTTCCATCAATCATGACATTCTGAAAACTAAATACAGAAAACTGTTCAAGGATGATGACCTGCTTTGGTTATTGGATGAAATCATTGATTCCACACCAGGTGACACTGGAATTCCTATTGGGAACTATATTTCACAGTATTCAGGGAATTTCTATCTGTCAGCATTTGACCACTGGATAAAAGAAGTCAAACATGTGAAGCACTATTTCAGATACATGGATGACATTGTGATTTTCGGTGAAACCAAGGAAGAATTGCACAGATTGCTTGCAGACATCAGGGAATACTTCAAAGTGAACCTGAAACTTAAAATCAAAGGAAACTGGCAAATATTTCCTTCCTATGTCAGGGGTGTTGACTATGTGGGTTATAGAATTTTCTTGAACTATAAGCTGTTAAGGAAGACCACCTGCAAGCAGATGAAAAAGAAGCTGACCAATGTGAACAGGCACAGGTTGGAAGGAAAACCTTTGACCTATTCAGAATGGTGTTCCATCAATTCCTATAAGGGATGGTTGATTCATTGTGATAGTTATAGGTTGTCACAGAAGTACATTGCACCAGTTCAGAAGTATGCAGATGCATACTATGAATTCAACATCAAAAACAAGAAAGGCGGTAAAGTCACATGAAAGATTATGGAAAGACAAGAAGCACAGTCAGACCTGAAGAAAAGGTCATTGATGAATTCAGTGTGTGGATTGCATCTGACATCCAGGCGGTTTCTGAAGCAGGAACTGATGACCAGGAAGGATTCACTGGTTTTGAATACAACCTGGTGCAGTATGACAAGGATGAATACATCAAGATGATTGATGACAAGAATGCATCCCTTGAACAGCAGATGACTGACACACAGATTGCACTTTGTGATGTCTATGAAATGTTAGGTTAAGGAAAGGACAGGTGAACAACTATGGCAGCAGTTTATGCAGATTTAATCATGAAGGGAATCAAGACCATTGATGATGTTCCCAAGAAGCTGAAAGCGGATGTCATCAAGATTCTTCAGGACAGGGGATGGGTTGGAACTGAAGGTGAAGCCTGATGTTTCTTTATCTCATACTTAAAATCATTTTAGGAAAGGATGTGGAAAAAATGGCAGTTGTTTATGCAACACTTATCATCAAGGGTGTCAAAACCATCAATGATGTTCCTGAAAGAATCAGGGAACAGGTGAAGCAGGTTCTGATTGACCTTGACCTTCCTGAACTTGCACAGGAATAACAATCAAATGAAGCACCTGACTTGGTGAAATACCTTGTCAGGTGCTTTTAACATGCAAGCGGAAAGGAAGGTGAAAACAAAATGAATGATGGATTGCTGATTGCAATATTCACAGCGGTGTTTGCTTCACAGGGTCTTTGGGCATTGATTTTGTATCTTGTACAGAGAAAGGACAAGAAGAAGGACAAGAAAGAAGAAGTTCTTGACCATCAAAGCAAGATGCTTCTTGGACTTGGACATGACAGAATCATTTGTTTAGGCAAAGAATACCTTGCAAAAGGTTCAATGACTGAAGATGAATATGAAAACCTGAACAAATACCTTTATGCACCATACAAGGCACTTGGTGGAAATGGCACTGCTGAAAAAATCATGGAAGATGTCAGGAAACTTCCAATCAATACAGACTGACAGAAAGGAACAGGTGAACAAAATGAACATCAACTGGAAAGTTAGAATCAAGAACAAAAACTTTTGGCTTGCAATCATTCCTGCTGTTCTTCTGCTCATTCAGGCAGTTGCAGCAGTCTTTGGTTACACCATTGACCTTGGTGAACTTGGAAACAGACTGATTGTGGTTGTGAATGCGGTCTTTGTGGTTCTTTCCATCCTTGGAATTGTCACAGACCCCACCACACATGGAATCAGTGACAGTGACCTTGCAATGACCTATATTGAACCGAAAAAGAAGGGGTGAATGCTATGGATGAAGAAAAAATCATCACTGATGAATCTGAACTTTGTGCTGAAGCACTTGATGAACTGACAAACGGAAAGGAAGAAGGTGAAGAATAATGGCATATACAAACAGTCCACTTGTATCATATACAAAACTGTCACCTAACCACAGCGGTCAGAGAACCAAAAGCATTGACATCATCACACCACATTGTGTGGTGGGTCAGTGTTCTGTTGAAACACTTGGAAACATCTTCCTTCCAACTTCAAGACAGGCATCCTGCAACTATGGAATTGGTGCTGATGGAAGGGTTGGAATGTATGTGGAAGAAAAGAACCGTTCCTGGTGTACTTCTTCCAGTGCTAATGACCAAAGGGCAATCACCATTGAATGTGCATCTGATGCAACTGCACCTTATGCTTTCAAAGATAATGTGTATCAGAAGCTGATTGAACTTTGTGTGGACATCTGCAAGCGAAACGGAAAGAAGAAGCTGCTTTGGTTTGGTGACAAGACCAAGACCCTTGCATATAAACCTGCATCTGATGAAATGCTTCTGACGGTTCACAGATGGTTTGCAAACAAGTCCTGTCCTGGTGATTGGATGTATGCAAGAATGGGTGACCTTGCATCCAAGGTGACTGCAAGACTTGGTGGTTCTGCTGAAGCACCTGCACAGACTGTCAGCAGTCTTCCTTCCTGTCCTTTCACTGTTCAGGTGCTGATTGATGACCTGAACATCAGAACTTCAGCAGGCATGGGAAACAACCTGACTGGAAAGTTCACTGGAAAGGGAATCTTCACCATTGTGGAAGTCAAAGATGGTTGGGGCAAGCTGAAAAGCGGTGCAGGTTGGATTTATCTTGAAAATCCTTCCTATTGCACCATTCAGGGAACTGCTGCACAGCAGGACACCCTGAAGTCCATCAAAGTGATTGAAGCACCTGCAACCACTGAAGCTGACCCTGAAAAGGTGTGGAACTTCCTGTCTTCCTTCATTGGGAATGATTATGGTGTTGCAGGTCTGATGGGAAATCTGTTTGCAGAATCTGCACTGATTGCAAACAACCTTCAGAACACCTTTGAAAAGTCACTTGGAATGAATGATGCACAGTACACTTCCAGGGTGGACAATGAAACCTATGATAATTTTGTCAAGGATTCAGCAGGTTATGGTCTTGCACAGTGGACATATTGGTCAAGAAAACAGGCACTGCTTGAATATGCTGACAGCAAGAAAGCATCCATTGGAAACCTTGACATGCAGCTTGAATTCCTGAAGAAGGAAATCAGTGCAAACTATGCTTCCATGCTTGCAACACTGAAATCTGCAACCAATGTTACTGAAGCATCCACTGCTGTTCTGACCATCTATGAAAGACCTGCTGACCAGGGTGCAGCGGTTCAGGCGAAAAGGGCAGCATTTGGTCAGAAATACTTTGACCAGTTCCACAAGGAACAGAAAGCAGATGCAAAATACTTTGTTCAGGTCGGTGCTTTCAGCAAGAAGGAAAATGCTGATGCACTTCTGAAGAAAGTTCAGGCAGCAGGATTCCCTGATGCTTTCATCAAAGAAGGATGACATGAACATTGTTCTTGCTATTCTAATAATTGTTTTACCTATAATTTGGATTCATGCCCTGGTCAATTGGGATAGAAGTGATTGTGACGGTGACTGTTCTGATTGTGTCTATGACTGCAAGAAATCAAGTCACTAATTTGTCACTAATGGGTGTGATTTTCAGGGGTCTGACAGCAGTGAACTGTTCACAGAAACCTTGAAAACACTGGACTTTCAGGATTGAAAAAGTGAACAAATTTATGGTAGAATAAAAACGAATTGACCCCAAACCATTGATTTTTCAAGGTTTGGGGTCTTTTTTGTCACTAACCTGTCATTAGTTCACTTTCAAAAGTTCAATTGCAGTCTTCAGTTCTTCCAGTGTTTTATGATTGTACACCCTGTTTCCAACATCCTTTGAAACATGACCCATCATCAGGTCAATGCACTTCCTGTTTGCACCTTTAGAATCCAAGATGGATTCAAATGTGTGTCTGCATTCATGCGGTGTCTTTTCTATGTGAAGGAACTGCATCAGGTCATTCCAGTATGTTCTGTATGTGGTTTGTGATACCTGGTCACCATTCACATTGATGAAGAATTCACTGTCTGCATCCAGGCGGTGTTCAACCAGGGGAACAATCTTTGAATGAATAGGAACAATCCTGTTCTTTCCTGCTTTGGTCTTCACACCACCTTTGAATGTTCCTGCATCCAGGTCAACATTGTCTGTCTTCAGTGTCAGCAGTTCACTGATTCTGAATCCTGAATAAAGGAAAATCAGAACAGTGTCAATCCATTCCACAGGAACAGAACCAAAGTCTTTTCCTTCCTGGTATTCACCATAAACTTTCCACACTTTCTTTATTTCTGCATCAGTGAACCTTTCCCTTGAAGTTTGGGGAATTGGGTCTGATGTCAGAAGTTCTGAATACATCCTTGTGATGACATCCAGTTCCAGTGCAAACCTGTCCAGGTGACCCCACAGGTTCTTGATTGCAGCTTGGGTGGAATAACCTTTTCCACAGAAATCAATGCAATCCTGCATGTGGTATGACCTTATTTCTTTGTATCTCATATCAGAATACTTCCTGATGTGATTGAATGCAGACTTCAGACTGCTTTGGTTTGCTTTTCCAAGTTTAGGTGCTTTCTTTTCCAACCATAGGTCAAACAGTTCCTGAAGGGTGATTTTTGCCCTGTCCACATCCCAAGGGTTCTTGTTATAGGATGCAAGCAACATGTTCCCTTCTTCCCTGGTTGCGGTATATCCTATTGTTTCATAGATGGGATGACCTTTTTCATTCCATCCAACTGTCTTCCTGACCCAAAATGGTTTCCTTCTGTTTCCTGACAGCTTTGCAACTGACCCATAACCATTTGGATTTTTCACAGTCTGTCACCTTCCTTTCCATTGAATTTGGAAGGAAGAAATGCTATAATATTTTATTGATTCAGTGACCATTTCTTCCATCCTGAAGTGGTTGCTTTCTGACCTTCATCTGTTGCAGCAGGTGAAGGTCTTTTTCTATTTCTTGCAGTATTTCCGCAAATACTTGATTGTTTCTTCTTGTTTTTCAATCATTTCTTGAAGGTTTCCTTCAAAAAGTTCTACTTTCATCACAGTTTTGAATATTTGCATCCAGTGTTTTCTTCCAGTCAGTTTGACTTTTCCAAGTGGATAATGCCTGATGTATGGTTCTATTGCACCATTGGAAAGTCTTTTCAAAACAAGCTGACTTCTTTCTTCAGGGGTCAATCTATCCTGGAACACCTGAAAGAATTCTTGTTCCAAAGCATTCAGTTCCATCTGTCCACCTTCTTTCTAAAGGTTCAAGGTCAGTTCAAGGTGAATTGGTTCTTTTTCATCCACCTTGAACCGCTTCAAACCCTTGATTTTATTGGGGTTTTGGGTGCTATCGGTTCAAGGTTCAAGGTAATCCTTATATATTTATTATATTTTTATAGTATATGTTATTTCACATACTACATTTTTATATAAAAGAAATTCATAGTACCTTGAACCGCTTGAACCGATAACCTTGTAACAATAGGAAAATAAAGGGTTTCAGGCGGTTCAAGGTGCTTTGGTTTACCTTGAACTTACTTTGAACCATCTTGAACCGATTCAGTGTACTTTGGAAGATTGGTCAGGTCATCCAGGTCTTCCAATGCTTTTTCTTTTCCAAGTTCATTCAGTTTAGTGAACAGTTCAAGCAACCTGACAGCATCTTTTCCAAACCGCTTCTGCACCTGTTCAATTGCAATGACATCTTCTGAAATCTGCTGTTCCTGGTCAAAACACATCAGTTCACATGGTCTGACATGGAATAGTTTTGACATCTGTTCAATATATGACCTTTTGATGTTTTCTACCTGTCCAGTTTCCCATTTGTTGATTGCAGCCCTGTTGACAGTTGGATGCAGCCTTTGACCAAGTTCTTCTTGTGTCAGGTCATGGTTTTTTCGTAACAATTTAATATATTCACCCATTGTCATAGATGGTCACCATCCCTTTCAGATAGTAGTGTTATCAAGATACACTGTATCTTGAATATTAACATATTCAAGTGTATTTTTCAATCTTACTTGAAAAAATATCTTGAAAATTTGAAAAAAGGTCTTGACAAGATACAGGCAAGTGATTAGAATGGTCTTGTATCTTGAAAGCGTACATTTGAAAGGATGGGTCAGATGGAAAGATATTCAATATATGAAGGTCGGATGGAAGACCTGATGAAGAAAATCACCAGGATTCAGAACAAGTGCAAGAAGTTTGGATGTGACTTCCACTTTGAACAGGTCGGTGAAGAACTGAAGGAAGTCAAATGTCCTGATGGAACTGTTCAGAAGTTCAGATTCATCCTGGTTGAAGCTGAAGGAACTGCAAAGGTCAATGATTGGGAATTTGTTGCTTCTGTTGAACACACTTCCAAGGGGAACATCTTCAGCAAGGCAATGACTGATGTGGAAATCCCTGAAAGATACAGATGCAGTGACCCCTATTGTGAACACTGCAATGTTCACAGAAGCAGGAAGGACACCTTCATCATCAAGAACATGGTCACTGGTGACTTCAAACAGGTTGGAAAATCCTGCTTGATAGACTTCACACATGGAATGTCTGCTGAAGCTGCAAGTCTGTATGCATCCATGCATGATGTCTTTGAAGAAGCAGTTGAAGCACCTGTTTCCTTTGGTGGATGGCATGTGTGCTTCTTTGACACCAAGGACATCCTTCTGTATGCTGCTGAAACCATCAGACACTTTGGTTATGCAAAGACTGTTGATGCTTGGGGAAATTGGAATCCTGACAGCACCAAGGACAAGATGACCAGGTTCTTTGAAGTTGGCACAGGAAGAACAAGGTTCATGCATAAAGACCTTATCAGAGAAATCCAGGATGAAATGGACATGGTTGGATTCAATGCTGATTCTGCTGAAGCACACAAGGCGGTTGATGATGCCCTTGCATGGATTGAAGGTCAGGAAGCATCCAATGACTACATGCACAACCTGAAGGTTGTCACCAGTCTTGAAGCAGTTGACTATTCCAAGTTTGGTCTTCTTGTTTCCCTGTTCCCCACATACAACAGGGAACTTGCCTGGAAAGCAGAACAAGCTGAAAAGGAAGCAAAGCGGAAAGCAGAAAGAAAGTCACAGTGGATGGGTGAAGTTGGTCAAAGAATCACCATTGATGTTGAATCAGTCGCTTGTGTGACTTCTTGGACAAACTGCTTTGACGGTTACAACACCAGTGTCACCTATCTTTACAAGATTGTTGATACCAAGGGCAATGTGTACATGTGGAAGACAGCAAAAGACCTGGACAATGTTTCAAAGCTGATTGGAACTGTCAAAGAATATGATGAATTTAGGGGTGTGAAGCAGACAGTTTTGACAAGATGCAAGGTCTTGTCTGCTGCATAAATAGAAAGGAAGGTGCTGAAATGAACAAGCAGAAGTTAGTTGGAATCATGCATGGAAACGGTGACACACAGGAAATCCTTGCAAAAGCAATTGGAATCAGTGTTCAGCGGTTCAATGCCAAAATCAATGAAACTGGTGGTGCTGAATTCACACAGGGTGAAATTCAGCGAATCAAAGAAAGATACAACTTGAATTCTGATGAAGTGGATGCAATTTTTTTTACTTTGGTTGTATCTTAAAAGCGTACATTTTGCAGAAAGGATGGTGTTCAGTATGAACAGTTTTGCAGAAAGATTGAATCAGGCAATGACTGAAAGACAGGTTTCACAGAAAGAACTTGCTGCTGCAATCGGCAAGGGAAAGTCTTCTGTCAGTCAGTATTTATCAGGAAGGTCAATCCCAAGACCTGAAGTTCAGAAGTCCATTGCTGACTTCCTGGACTGCACAGTGGAATGGTTGAACAGTGAAGTTCCTGCATCTGACCATTCAAGCACAGGTCTGAAGAATGTCAGTGTTGAACAGGCTGCAAAGATGCTTGGAAAGTCAGAACAGTTTGTCAGGGTTGCACTTCAGATGGGAACAGCACCATTTGGTTTTGCAGCAAAGAACAAGACAGTGTGGTCTTATCACATCAGTCCAAAGAAGCTGACCGAATACATAGGTGAAGGGATGGTGATTTGATGCAACTATTCCCACACCAGGTGAAAGCACTGGAAGACACTGAAGGTCAGAACAAAGTTGCTTACTACTTGGACATGGGTCTTGGAAAAACCTTTGTTGGTGGTGAAAAGATGATGAATCTTGGAAAGAACTTCAACTTGGTTGTTTGTCAGAAATCCAAGGTTCAAGACTGGATTGACCACTTCAAGGAACATTATTCAGAACATCCATATTGCATTGAACTGTATGACCTGACCAATAAGAAGCAACTGGAAAGATTCATGAAGGTTGTGAATAGTTGGGAAGAATACATGGAAATGCATGAAGACTTCAGGGGTGAACCTTGTGAACCGTATCTTCAGGAAAATCCTGACCCTTGTCAATACATAGGTTTTATCAATTATGACCTGGTATTCAGAAGACCTGACCTTTTGCACCTTGAAAACTTTACACTGATGCTTGATGAATCTTCCATCATTCAGAATGAGAAAGCGAAAAGAAGCAAGTTCATCCTGAAGATGAATCCAAAGAATGTGATTCTGCTGTCAGGAACACCTACATCAGGGAAATATGAAAACCTTTGGACACAGATTCATCTGCTTGGATGGAACATCAGCTTCCAACTGTATCAAAGGCAATATGTGAACTGGAAAACCATTGAAGTTGGTGGTGTACCACTGAAAATAGTGGATAAAGATGACCCCTACAAGAACACAGACAGACTGAAGTCAAAACTTCGTGAACATGGGGCGGTCTTTATGAAAACAGAAGAATGCTTTGACCTTCCTGAACAGACTTTCATTGACATTTCAGTGAACAGTTCAAAGGAATACAGAAAGTTCAAGAAGGACAGGATTGTCACCACTGCTGATGGGATTGAACTGGTTGGTGATACCAAGTTGACACAAATGCTTTATGAAAGACAGCTTTGTGGGATGTATTCAAAGGACAAGCTGCAAGCATTCAAAGACTTGGTTGAAAGTACACAGGACAGACTGATTGTTTTCTATAACTTCAATGAAGAACTGTATCAGTTGAAACAGATTGCAGCAGAACTGGAAAGACCAGTGTCAGAAGTAAACGGTCACAACAAAGATTTATCAGCTTATGAAGACCAGGACAATTCCATCACCCTGATTCAGTATCAAGCAGGAAGCATGGGTCTGAATCTTCAGAAAGCAAACAAAATCATATATTTTACCCTTCCACTGATGTCAGAACTATTTGAACAGTCAAAGAAGCGGATTCACAGGATTGGTCAGAACAAACCTTGTTTCTACTACACAATGACAGTGAAGAACAGTATTGAAGTGAACATCAAGAAGGTGCTTGAAATGAGAA